TCACCGATCTCGTAGTTAGCGGCCAGCCACGGCTCGGTCTCGATCGCCTGCTTGACCTCCGCCATGCTGCTTTCGTCGAGAGAGTTCTGAAACTCCCGGCCGCAGACGATAACGCCATTTTCGCCCGCTAAAGCACAACGCAAACCATGTACCGCAGCCATCTTTGCGAAGCTGCGCGATTTACTGGACCCGCGGCCGCCATAGGCCCCGCGGTACAAGGCTTCACCGCTGAACACCGGGATCAGCTTCTCCGGCAGTTCGATCCGCCCCGCGGTCATGGCGTTTACTGCGCCTCGGTCACGTCAACCGTCGCCACGATGTGAATGCTATCGGTGTTGCCGGCCGGCGGCGTGTAGGTCAGCGCCAGGCAGTTGTTGGTCGCATCGGCCGCCACCGCCAGAGTGCCCAGAGCGGCCGTCGACTGCGTCGCCGCGCCGCCGGCACCGCCGAGATAGATCGCCGCGCCGCCGCCTATCGGCACCCGGTAAAGCAATCCCTGGATGGCGTCCCAGGACGCCACGGCGTTGCTCGTCCAGTTGCGCGCCGTCGCCCGCACCACGGTCTGATAAGACGTGCCAATCGGGATCGGCAGGCAATTAGCCCCCGCCGGCGCCGCCGTGTCGGAAGTCAGCCGCACCGCCGCCGCCGTACTCGGAAACGCCCCTAAAACGTGCCAGGACCGCTGGCACGAGCCTGACTGCTGAAACGGCTGACAACCAAACGGTGCCAAATACATCCCACCCTTTGCCCCCCGGTCGTTGGCAAACCCACCGCCGGGGATCACCGTATTAAACCCTGTCGACACATTACTGTGACCGCCGGACACCGTTGCCACAGCACCGGCCACGCTGTTGCGGACACCACCGCCTACAACCGACTGAATACCGCTGACTTTGTTACTGTCACCGCCGCCGACCACCGCGCTCGTAGCACTTGCGACTTGATCGGATGCGGTGCGTCGAGCCTGTAAATCCACCGCGCCGCTGCCTCGGTTATCACCTCCCAGAACCGAACTATCAGGAAACATCGTTACTGTCGCAGGGTACTCCTGGTCCAACAACGGCTTAGGCAGACCGATCCGTCGCATCGGCATCGTCAACGCCTTGGGAAACGTAACGTCATACGTCCAGGTATGCTCTAGCCCATAACCGTCGAGATCGATCCCGAAGGTAACCAGCGGCCCCATCGTAAACCCGGTCCGCATACTGCCGATCCCACTAAACTGAAACTGCATGTTGCGGCCGGCTTCCAACACGACGCCATAGCCCTGTGCCAGCCCGCCGATACTACCGTTCGTCACCCGGATATTATACGGTGCGGTATCAGCATCCGGCCCCGAAACCCGCATCGCCGCATGCGTTGGGTGAGCGGATATCAAGAACAAATCGTTAAACGAGGTAGTGTTAACGTTGCCGTTTAATAACAACAAATCCGCCGGGATCGCTTGTTGCAAACCCTCGATCCGCAACCGTTCCCAAACCGTCAGGTCGCTACGATATATCGCCACCCCGGTGTCATAAGGCGCGTAAACATCAATATCGCGGAAGATATTAGTATTACTGCGGTCACTGCCGGTTTCCTCGCCCGTCGTCGTCACCTCGATAACCGGATAACCGACGCTGCCCATCCCCCAACACCGTAGCCGGCTGATTTTGCTCTCACCGACAAACGCATGGATGATATATTTTGTGTGACCGAACGACAGGCACCTGCCGTTGAGGGTTAGTATATCCACATCATCGATGAATACCTGCATCGTACGGTCGTAGAACACCAAGCCGCTTTGTTTTGCCGCCGCCGTGCGGTTACCCGAGATACTAAACCCAATCGCCCGCGCCCCGGAGTTCCATTTTGTCAGGTTGGTAACCGTGCCGTTAAACGGCATACCGTTAATCAACCACGCCTCGGACCAGGAGAAAACATCCCCGACATAGTTGGCGCCGATGATCAAGTTTGTCTTGGTGCTGCCCTCGCCAACAATCCCGACCGGCCCGGTCGTGGTCGCCGGCTCCGGCACGCCAGCTTCCGGCACCTGCATGCCGCGCATGGTGGGGGTGGTTACCGCGTCGATCAGATAGCTGCCAGCAGGGATGAACACATAGCTGGGCTTGTGCGCAGCGAACAACGCCCCCGCTGCCAGGATCGCGTCCTTTAGGGCCTGGCTGTCGTCGGTACCGTAAACAAACGTGCCGCTGTGGTTCCAAGAGATATTAAACGCCGCACCCGTCGCGCCGCTGATGCTGCCCGCACCAAATGCCATCGGCTGGGCCGGCGCCGCCGCGCTGGTATATTCCCCCGGCAGTTCGACACTAACCATCCCAACACCCATCGCCACGCTCAAGGTGGCGCCGGTCGGGGCGCAGGTAGGAAATCCGGTTGGGTTACCGACCGGCTCCGCCGCCAGGTTGGTCGGGTTGGTATAGTAATACCCGGCATTATAAAAACTGCCGAGAGCCGTGATCGCGCCGCCAGAGATCGTTACGGTCTGCTGGAACTTGGTGCCAGACCCAGTCGTGCCCTCGACAACACAGGAGCCATCTACGCCGCCAGTACCGCCGGCCACAATGCCGGTCGTTCTTACCCGCGTATTATTTACCTTGAGTTTTGTCGCCGTCGTAAAGGTCCCGCCGGTCCCCGTCATAATATCGCCCGGCACATAACTGCCGGCAGTTCCCATATTGGCCGCGTAATTACCTTGTGAGTTATGCCAGTGCGGCACCGCCACCGGGGGTGCGGCCGCCAGGGTTACCGTGTGGACGTCGACCACCGCCGCGATCGTCGTGGCAAACGGCGGCACCGCCGGCTGACCGTTAGCCACCGAAGCGGTGATGCCGTTGCCACCGTCGATCTGGAGTTTTTTACCAACGTCAGCCGCAGTAAAATTCGCCAACTGCGACGTAAAATTCGTCGAGCCGGCAGCCACCGTCCCGTCCCACCACTGCACCGCATCGCCCTTGGCACCGTGGTCGCTGATCGATACCGGGTGACCAACGCCCAGGTTAAACCGTGCCTGCGGCAATTTAGCGTTGCTGGCGTCCGGGTACATGTCCGCCGGCAATAGGACGAGAGCCAGGACGGCCAGGGCGAGGCAACGTATCACGGCGTGCCCCAGAAAGACTTTTGGTTGCTCTGCAACACCGCCCGCTCAGCCGCCGTCAGCGCATACCCGTCCCAGATAATCCCCTCAGCCCAATCGCACGAAGTCGATGCCGCACCCGTAAAATACGCCACCCCCCCGCCGCCGCCGCCAGTGATCGAGCCCGTCGTCTCAGCAACATCAATCCGAACCACGCTGGAAGCGCCGTTGATCACCGCCATGCCGGCGTGCCAGGTGTTCTCGGCCGCCGTAACAGGATAACCACCGGCGATAAAACCCGTCGCATACCAGGTGCCCGCCACATCGCTAAGCAAAACGTTGTTGATCTTGCGTATAAAATTACACTGCCCTGTGCCGGAAGTACGCTTCGCCACCGTGCTCAAGGTAGTAATCACGCTCGCCCAAGTCACACTCGACGATTGCAATTGCTCGGCATTCGGAAACCGCGCACACGGCCGACCATTCTGACAACTCGACACAAAAGCCGGCTGAGCCCCCGCACTGAACTGAAACGCGTCCCGGCCGTTGCCGCTCTGATCGTAAATGCCTTTAACAAAGCAAGTCGTCGCATTACAAAAGGCGTTCGCCGCCGCGATGTCGAGAGGCGCCCCGGTGAAGCCAGTAAACCCAAGAAAATTGATGTCCTGCTCGGCGTTGTCGCTGGCCCGGCGCAGGCTGATCGCCGCGCCAGCGTACGCGCTCTTCAGCTTGCGCAACGAATACGCCGCCGCCGGCGCCGCCAGGCTGCCGCCACCATCCAACGGCGCAATCGCCCCCTGCAGCCGGTGCCCGGCATGAAGCTGGCTCGGTCCGGCATGCATCCGCGCCACCGCCGGCGATGCCGCCAGCAGCATCGCCACAAACGCCGCGGCCCGGAGCAGCATCTCAGAGCCCGTCGCCCGGCGTTATATATAACGTCGCCGCCGTGCCCGCCGTGATC